TACCGCGTTGTTCGAATATCACAAGAATATGTATGGTACCGCCAGATCGCAAAAAATAAAACGGAATGGATTTCAAAATTAGTAAAAGCTATAGAGAATGAGCATGAAAACCAATTTATTTCCGATAGTGATGAGTATATTCGTAGAAGTGTAATTACAAATCAAATTCCTTCTTAGTCCCACCGTCGTAATCATAACCTTTTTATGTATGAAAAACTGTTTAATAATTTAGAGAAATGAAACAAATATTATCAAAGAATTATGGATAGTATATTAGGAGAATTGAAACGTATGAGATGTGATATTGGTAAATTACATAAACTCTTTAATGAAAACTATGTGTGTGAGGAAGTGGTGAAAGAACGTAAAGGATCCATCTGTTCCGTAAATGGTCAACAATACGAGAATCTATGTTACGAAAATATAAAACATAGCTCTAAAATTGTAAAACAAGGCGGTGGTTCTTCACATAATCCGGATATATATACACAAAATGGACATATTGAGTGTAAACCGGGAAATTCTCCAGATTGGGGACAATCTACACTTAAATGGAAAGAAGGGTTATGGGTACCGACGAATGAACTTTTTCAAAAGTATATGGATAGAGTGATATTTAAACCACCACCGTTTTTAACCAATAAGGATATGACACACGCGGAATGGTTGGAAAATAAACGCGATTATAAAGATGTATATCTGAGTGTAGGTGATCACGAAATTCAAAATTTCTATAGGAATAAGGGTTGTGCGTACATACAAATAAAAGGGTTCGGGTTGTATCATTTAGGAGAAGATACACTCGAGTTGGGAGTTCCAGAGTTTAAGGTAGATCAAGAGATACGCATAAGGGCGAAGATTCATTCCAAGACTAAATCACAATTTTCTGTAACAGCCGCCTTTCAACCTTTAGATATTAGAACACTCAAACCGAGTGAATACTCTCTCGATGATAGAACACGTCTACCACCTAACCTATGATGACGATTTCAGATGAATCTTTACTTGCGTTCATCCCATAAGACCATTTTACTTCACGGATTTCGTAATTTTTATACAAATCCTTGATGTACTCACAATTATTATATGTCATTATCCAGTTTTTTCTTTTGTTTAAAACCCGAAAAAGTTTTTCGTGGTCGAAATTTTCATGCATGTCGCCATTTTTTCCATACAATTTTGAATTTTCATTGAGATAATACGGTGGATCTAAAAATATAAGACCAGTTTTCTTACCCTTTAAAAAAGTTTCAAAATCTAAATTATAAAATTCTATATCGGTTAAATTGAGATCTTTTATGCGCTGTATTGAACTTTCAGTAAACCTTTTTTTAGACGATTCTAACGAAAATCCACCCGAAAGTGTAGCACCACTAAACGAACATCTATTAATAACAAAATATTTATACCCCTGTAAAAGTGTGTCAGGTTCGTCCATTATGGTATCTCGCATGGTACTAAAAATATCTTTTGAAATGGTACCCAAAATTTCTGTAAGTTTAGAACAGAGCTCTTTATTGTACATTTGTACAGATTTCCAAAACGATACGAGTGGTTTAAATTTATCGTTTACGATAAGTTTTGAACCATACTTAGTGGACATGAAAAATTCAAATGAACCACCACCGAAAAAAGGTGAAATTACGAGAGATGTATCGAACTTTTTCTCGGTAACGATATCATCCAAAATTTTACATGCGCGTGTTTTACCACCGGGGTATCTAAGGGGTGATTTCATAAAATGTATAGTACGTTTATTTTTAATATGTTTATTAAATTCTTCTAATTTTAGTTAACTCATTACAAATTTTCAAATAATCACCTTCGGGTATGATATTTGAATTTTTGTCCAGGATTTCCATGATACTTTGTGTCGGTAATATCATGGCGGGATTGATTTCATATTCACTTTCATCGTCGGAAGTGTCTAACGAATCAGAACGTAACCAAGGTGTACCAGTAATTCTTCCAGAATACCTATATTTTTCTCGGATTTCGTCGTGAAAATCTTCGATCGTTCTAAAGAGATCGTGTTCGTTCCAAAATGTACCATCCAATTGTGAAACGTAACTCATATCTATATCAACATATTTTGAATTTTTATCAACTCCGAGAATGACGTTATTCTTGAACATATTAAAAAGAGATATAGGTTCTATATACCCACCGCCACTCGGGATGCGTGAATTTTTGTTATCGTACGCAGCTACATAATTATACGAAATCACTGGTGTAGCTGTAATCTCGATATGTTCGGTTGGTCCAGGTATACCACCGTTACATTCTTCGTATTTGACAATTACACAAATGTGACAATCTTTGTTTGTGTTAGGTATAGTTGTTCGGACAATGTTTGAAACAAAATTAGTCGTATTCATTTTAATTTTTTATTATTTTGAATACGACGATACAACTTAAGTCTTTTTCAAACCTTTTTTATAGAGTGAAAAATGTTAGAAAAAATATGTTAAAGGTTTCGCAAAGGTTTCCAAACCTGTCTCACGGATTTTCGCCTTGACGGGCTAAACGATACCCTTTGTATGCCTTTTTGATAGAGAAAAAAATGATTTTACCCAACATTCTCAACATTCTCAACATTCTCAACATTCTCAACATTCTCAACATTCTCAACATTTAAAACATTCGCTTTTTTTTCAAAAAGCTCTTTTTTTTCGTACTTTTTTTTTGACCCAAATTCCGTGGTACACAAAACCAAACCAATTTTATATACATATACATATACACTTATATTATTCAAACAATATTTAAACTACTATTACTAAATGAAATAAATAAATGTTTTAAACATTTATTTAAAATATATATATGAGTTAAAAATTCTTAAAAATTCTTAAAAATTGTAAAATTTACGGTATAAATGAAACGTATTTTAAACCAATATTTTCTATAATCTGTGTCTAAATTCCAAAGAATATTCATTATATTTTTTCAAAATATTTTCATATTTCTGTTTATATTCTACCAATTTTCTAGATGAATGTGTTAAAGAAGTATCAAGACTCTCGAAGTTACCTAAATTTATACTATCCGATATATGTGTGTTATACTTTAATGATATTTCATCCAAAGCGTCTAACATTTCTTCGGCAAATTTTATACCTTCAATAATGTGTTTATGAAGGTGTTTGTTCGGTGGTAAATTATTAGCCATAGTGTTTTAAATATTAAAATTAAAATATTAACTAAGGTTAAGTATGTGGATGCTATTGTGCCGACCAATAATTATACCCTTAAAATTTTCGGAGCAAACAACCATGGTTAGTACCGATATGTGTAAAATAGTAACGGTATCTCCTACAAACGATGAAAGTAGATATGTTATAGATATAGTTGAAGATGCACCCGAAATAAAAATAACACCACCACAAGAATAAAAATGATGATATTCTACCTAAGTATTCAAAATATAAATAAATAATCAAATTAAGAAAAATGGTAAAAACAAGATCACACACAAAAATCGTAAAAAACAAAAAACTTAAGCGTTGCGCAAAGATAGGCAGCGTGTTTTTACCGGAAAAACGGGGTTTTACCGTGGTAAAAAACATGTCAGGCACTGGTAAGACATCACACAAGCGATTCATCCATGGTAATAAAAAAAAGTATTTGAAACGGATAATGAAGAAGAAGCTAAAGTGTGCGCGCTATGAGTGCGAATCCGGTTTCGAAGTATCGGCTCATGTCACGTGTCAAAACGACGGTAGAGACTATATTGTGCCCATGTGCGCTCGATGTAACAACCCAAAAAGATATAAACCTTTTTGGGTTTCACCTTATATCGAAATGGCATCGATCGAAACCGTCTATAGCCAACACCCATCGAAACCAATCGGCGAATCTGACATTTTGGTTTAAAATTTAGAATTTAAAGAGTAAATTGTTTAAATTATAAATGATAATAAAGGAGTATGCCGAACTTGTATACAAAAACTTGGGTCCCGGCTATAGCGAGTCTGTATATCATAAGGCATTTGAAGTCTTACTCCGAAAAAACAATATTCCATACGAAACGGAAAGAATAGTTCCTATAGATTTTATGGGACATAATGTAGGTAACTTACGCGCGGATTTGATTTTGAACGATGAAATCGTACTCGAACTCAAAGCCGTGAAGAATATGACCGACGTAATGGTAACTCAAGCACAAAATTACTTGAAACTTACGGGGTTAAAACATTCGTACCTTATAAATTTTCCACCAACACCAAACGTTGATTTAGAAATTAGATATGTTACTTTAAATTAATAATACTTTTACGTGCATCGAATAGGCTTTTCCATTTTTGGAAGTTACTTTTTGTACCACCTTTATTTGGGTGTTTTATTAACGCACCTTTTTTGTATATCTTTTTTAAATTTGAAAGTGTTTTTGCATTTTTGAGTTGTTGTTCTAATGATTTTGATTTCTTAGCAGCTTCCTCTTTCGCTTTCTTAACAGCAGCTTCTTTTCGTCTTTTATTTTCATTTCTTTTTCTCGCTATTTCTAATTTTTCATTTTCTTCTCGTCTCCTTTTACTTATTCGAGGTGATTGTGATTGTGTTCTCATGGGTGAAGGTGAACCAACCCCAAACCTAAATGGACTAGACGGAGGTGTAACTCTAAGTCTATTTTGATACTCGTTTGAGTTTCTAGCTGGATTCGTATAATTGTAATATTTTTTATAATTTCCGTAATATGGTACTGATCGACTATTACTCGAGCTCATTAATATAAGTTATATTATTTTTTATCATCCTTTTCCATCTGGTTCATTAAATACATAACAGGTATCATTTGGTATATTTTTTTCCATTCACTTTTAGACTCTTCATAATATGCCTTGGGGTCCTTAAGCCCTTCTTTTATAATTTCGTTTATCTTTTCTGTGTAGAACCTGATTTCTTCTAAACAGAAATTGTAATATGGGTCGTTCATTACTTATTATGAAACGCGTTTCTTTAAATATTTAACTTACTTTTTGGACTTTTGTTTTTTAGCTTCTGGTTTTATGTTCTTTAAAAAACTATTAATCATTTTGTTTATCATGTTTATCCTTATATTCGTCATTGAACGTTTACGTGATTCTGGATCAATCTTAGTTATATTTTCTTTACGTGGTAAGAGAGATTTGGGAGTTTTATTTGAACGAGTTGTTTTATCACCCATTTATTATACACACGTATTTATTTTTTGGAAGTTTTCTTTTTTGGTGATACTTTTTTTTTCGTTTTGAATGGTGTTACCATAGTTTTAACATTTTTTGTCGATTTCCTGAGCGTGTTTGTCATATTTTTTTGGGTTCGTGTGAGAGCTTTCCCTTCCTTTTGAAGTTGGTTAAGAATGGTTGACAAAGCTTTTCTGAATTCTTTATCGGCTTGCATTTTTATATTAAACGATATTTTATTTTCTTGATTTTAATACTCTTATAGCAGCGTTAGTTATATTAATTTTTCTCCGAAGATCCTGTTTTCTCATAAGTAATTGTGCGATTTCCAAATTAGTTTTATTAACTGGTTTACGCACAGATGTGGTAGGTTTGCGACGCGTTTTTTTACCCAACATCACTGGGCTATTTGCACTTATGTTTGTATTTGCGTTATTGGTGCGTTTCTGTAATTTTTTCGAATTGTTATTACGAACTTTAAATGTATTCATTTATCGTATACTGATATTTTTTATATGGTTGGTATATATTCCCATTTTAATGTTTTGCACATTTTCTTCCAAATAACATCTTGTTGATATAATTTTTCTTTTGATTTTAAGAGTGGAAAATATTTTAAGTATTTATCTTCGCTTAAAAGTTCGCAGAATTTATAGAGTACGTAAGAGTAACTTAAAAAATTTTTACGTTCCGTCGGACAATTATCATCAAACGGTTTTTGTATATCCTTGAACATGATTCGTAATTTTTCCTCAAGTTCCTGTGGCATTTTCGGCGGTGATAAACCACTTAATATATTTGTTATGTAAGGTACATGTTCGTAATACTTATTGAGTTTAAGTTTTTTTAAGAGACTTCGAACTCGGGCGTGTGTAATTTCTTCAACTATTTTTATTTTTATCTTTTTCAATTCGTTTCGTAATTGTTCTATAACTTCAACGGGTATATTAGTGGTTTCTTGTGCCTGAAACTGTGATAACCATTCGTTAAAATGATTTTCTCTTTTATACGAATAATTTACGATTTTTTCTGAAGTTTCCTGTTCTTCTCTGTACGTCAACTCTTCGCTTATAAGACATGCTATAATCAAACCACATGATTCACACACGAGATCACTAGTATCTCTTAAATGGTAAACTGTACTCTCGGGACAGTTTGGACACTCTTCTGATTTTTTAATAATAGGTCTATCGACGTTAACTTTTTCAACATCGATGAGATAATCATTGAATATATCTTTTCGTTGTAAACCTACGGTTTCTTTACAATTAAATATGTTATCAGTCGAGATTTCCTGCTTTGAATCGAGTGTGTATTGATTCATATATGGCATACATTGTATTATATACTGTGACATTTCATTTTCATATAAATTTTTATTATACGGTTCTTTTTTTATTAGTTCTTTCCAATTTTCAATTTTGTTGTTATACCTACTTAAAAAATTACCTTCCATATAATAACTATATAGAATGATATTCAATCTTTTAACTAATGTTATTATTTGGGTATATGATAGTTTTAAATTTATAATGAGTGAACCGGATTATAAAATTATACATACGTCGATGGAATATTTCACTAATGAAATCATACCGGATGAAGATACGTTAGACGACTTTTGGTATGAAGAGTATAACGAATGGGATGGTTATTCGATGTCACATTACAAATCTCTGAATGGAATAGATTATAAAAATACATCTATACCTGAAAATGTGGAAAAAACTATTGTTCGGATAAAATATTGGTACAAGGATAAAGTGTACAAATACATAACGTACGATATGAACCACGAATGGCCACCTATAAAAAAATCGGGTATTACATTTAACATGCCAATGTCAAGTGTACATCTACTTGATTCGCACGATAAGCCTGTAAAAGATTTATTAAATAAAATTAGAAGATACGCTGGACCAAGACACGATTTTCACAATCAGAAAGTCCTCGTAAAAGATATGTTATATTATGATGAAGAAACTTTGAAAGAAGAGTATCCTACGATACGTTTAAAAAATATTATTGGGTTTGTAAAAAATTTAGATACATCTTCATCATATATTACAGATTTTCGCATACCTTAGTTGCCAAATAAAATTTCAAGTCTCCTAAATTTGCAACATTATATTTTAAAATCAAAAACCTATTTTGGTCTTCTTGCATAATTTGAACCGTTGAACACATACCGGTTGCCTTTGTAAAAATGTTCATGTATCGAAGTGAATATATACCTGATATTTCAGGACTTTCTTCTATACACTGGATCGTAGTTTCTTGATTTGCAAAGTCACCGTTGCAATATAATTTCATGGTATTTCCGACTCTTGTTATTTCAATATCGTTTCCTATATTGAACATATCTCTACATATTCTTTGAAAATCAGAAGATGGCATCGGTGTTATAGTTGTCATATTCATAGATGGTACTTCAATTTGATTTTCATTTATATCGAGGAGCTTCAAATCAAATTTCGTACAGGTTTTCTTAGTTTCGCTATGTATTTCTATATGCATATATTCTCGACAATTTATTGATAATACAAGAACATCAGTGTTGGATATCGATTTAAGTAGTTTAAATGTATTTGATACGTTTATACCAGCTATAATTTCACTATCACATTCGTATTCTTCAAAATTGTCAGCTGATAAAAACATATCTACGAGAGATGTTCTTGCGGTATCTAGAGTAACTATATATACTCCATCTGGTTTGAAATATATATTAACATCGTTAAGTATATCCTTGAGTACTTCAAAAGTTGATTTAAAAGCAGAAGCTTGTATAGTAGCTAACTTCATTTAGATTTAAAGTGTAATCATTTCTTTATACTAATTTTTAGTTTCCTGTGTATGTGAAGTATATGCTTCATTAACACTCTTGTTTATCTTAGCTTCGAGTTCTGCTGTCATCGGTGGTTGTAAAGAAACACCGTAATCATCAAGACCAAACATTTCATTGGTGTTTTCACCCTCTTCTAAAGTTGTCATATTACACTCACCGAATCCACACATTTCAAGTTCTTTAACTGGTAATAACGATTCTAACCAGTTTTTTATTTCATTACCTACTAAAAGCTTTCCATTTTTAGTTAACATTGTTGGTACCCTGCTTATTTTATTCCTATATTGAGGAGGTATACCACGTTCGTTAATATTATGATAAGATACAATGTTTTTCAATTGGTTATTTTTTTGTATATAATCGATTATATCTAAACTATGATTACAATGTGGGCTATATATCAAAAGTGACATTCTAAAATTACATGGTAAAAAAATATCATGAATAAAATCACATTAAATTAAAAAATAAAAATAACAATTAATACTAAATGAATAAGATCATTGTTGTTGTTGTCTTTCTCCTGATAGTACTATACGTATCCAGGAGAGAGGAGAAATATGGTGGTAAAAATGACCTGTTTGAATCCGACGAACCAACACGATTGGCTGAATACAAGGAGAGTGAAGATAGTATAATTATAACACACGATCTAATGAACGAAATCGTTTTACAATCTAATAAAGCAATTTCTAAAAGAACGGGTTTATGTACTTATATTATCGAAACAACGAGTATGAAATTATATAAACACAAAACCACTGGTGGTAAAATTTTTAGGTGTATGTTTATGGTTGCAAAATATGGTAACAAAGGTTTTGATTTTGGTTTTTCTGTAGTGGTTGACGTACGCGTTATAAATGAAGGTCCTCGTTTGGAAGTTCCAGGTGTTGGTCAAAAAACACAAGATTTAATAGAAGCAACTGAAAAAAACATTAGAGATAAATTAGCCAAGGGTTTAGAAAATTTAAATGAAATAGACGAGATTATGCTTAAGAAGGACGAGAAAAATTTAATGAAATTTAAATCTGCTAATAAAGTCAAAATCGACGATAAACCAAAGGTTGCTATATTATCTATACGTTCTCAGCCAATTGATGTACTTTTACCAGAGAACGATAAACCATTTATTAACCCAACAAAACCACAAGAATTTGAAGATTATTTACGTGTAAAGGGTAATGAGGTAGAGTATATTAAAAATACAGATTTGATCCAAAAACAAGTCACGAGTGCTGAGGAAATGTATGGTACCCCGAAAAAGGTTGAAGTGCCTGTTATACCACAAAAAAGAGTTGGAACTGGTTTGATCGAAAAACTGAGGGATACTGTCAAAAAAAATAAATCAGTCCTATTGTAATGATCAGTATAGATGATATATCAAAAATAGCTGAAAAAAGAAATAAACTGAAAAAGGAAACGTATACGAAAATATATGAACAGATAACTAAAAAAATAAGACAATCTGTTGATATGGGTAACAAATATATGTTTGCACAAATACCTTCGTTTGTTATGGGGTATCCGCATTTTGATAGAATAAAAGCCATGCAATACATAATTAGACAGTTTCAAATAGGTGGTTTCATGGTACAGACAGTCGGTGAATTTGAAATATGTATATCTTGGCGACCTACAAAAAAGAATAAGACTAAAGAAGAAAATAATCAAGAAGATGAATTACACGAAGATTTTCCAACACTCGTAAACTTAAAAAAAGCTGCGAATAAATACAGGACAGCGCGATAATTGGTTCATAAAAAAATTCCCCTTTATCATAAATGGATAACCTTAACATACTCGTAGAAGCTAAAAGAGAATATCTCGGTCAGCTATGCATTCTCATGTGCCCGGTTATGATAGAGACGTTTGAAGAAATGTATGAAGAAGCATACAAATTATCTAAGGGTAGAAAGGTTCTTGTAATGTACCAAAAACTTCTCAAGGAAGTACCTAACTGGAGTGATGCCATGTCCAAACAACACTCGGATAATATTGCGAATAGATGTGCATGGTTTAATGATTTACTCGCAGCAGTTTTTGTAAGCTGTGTAAAAATATTATCAGCTGTTCGATTAAGCAAAGATAACAAAAAAATTTCACTTAAACTTCCTACAAATGAAGTTTTTATTCAGATGTGTCATAACAAAGCCGCAGAATCCTTGTATAATGATCCGTATATATACCACGAAGAACAAAACGAACATTCGAGAAACGACAAACTTTTTGAACGATTTTCGGTATGCATAGAAAATGCTGTAAAAGAACTCATCCCTGTTCAACAAATTTTACAGACTTATATGTCTCAAACACAAGAAGGTCAAGATTTGGATTTAGGGGATGCTGAAGTGGGTGATTCCGAGGATCCAGAACTTCTTGAAGGTGATCAAGAAGAAGTTGCGAGCGAACCATTTGAAAGTGAAACTCAAAACGAAATGCCAATGGAAGGTGTTGAACCAGGAGAAATGGGTATGGAAACGGACATGAATATGGGTGAACAACAAGAACAACCTATGCAAATGTCTGACGGTGAAGAACATATGGAAACAGACGTAAATCAACCATCATCCTCTTTTTACAATAACGAATTCAAAACTATAAACACTAACAACAGACAACAGGTACCAACGAGAGACGAAGGTGTTTTATTCCCAGATGCACCCGATGCTCATAGAAAAAAACCTCAATTATATTAAATGGAGTTCGAAGACTATTTAAGAGATCCAGCATGGGCCGGAATAATCGCTGGTTTTATTACAGCAGGATATATACATTTTAAAGCAAAATTAAATAATGAAGGTAAGCTCGCTATGAGTGCATACACAAAACCAGCCGCACTTGTTGCAATATTAGTTTTTTTGATAGTATCTAATGGTTTGGGTAAGAAAGAGACTATATCATCTGAACCATTTTAAATATAACTTAAAGATAGTATTAGTATACTTATTACAAAAATGACTTCGGTAACAGCTTTCAATGAAATGATGGGGCAATTCATCGATGAATTGCAACAGACTTTCCCAGAAGAGAAAGGATTAAAAAAATGTAGATCTGCATTTGATCTTATGAAAAGTACCAATCCAAGATTAGTCGTTGATGGTTTTATGTCTAATGTGATGCCATATGCGGATAAAATTTCGTCAAAAGATGAAACATTTTTTATTAACGAATCTAAAAATCTCGATTTTATGAAAGGTGTTAATTTGAAAGAACATTGGGGAGGGTGTTCCGAAAATACAAAAGATGCTATCTGGCAGTATGTACAAACCCTCTATATGCTCGGTACAACTATTAAAACTATACCAGCCGACACACTTAACATGATTGAAAAAGTTGCTAAGCAATGTGCTGATAATATGGGCGACGATGCCAATAGTATGGACGAAGCTCAACTTATGAAAACAATGCAAGGTATGCTCGGTGGAATGTTAGGCAACGGTAAAAAATAAACTCCTATTATATAAATGACATCTTGGTTCGACGATCCCAAACAACTCATTCGTACAGATAAAGTTTTAAATTTTTGGCCATCCAGTACACAATCATCAGAAGAACGTGTAAATTCGGCAGCACGTTTTATAATTTACGCGACTTGTATAATATATTTAATAAAAAGAGACGTGCGTATATTTGTTATAGGCGCCACTGCACTAGGTGTACTTTACATAATGGAAAAATCTAATATGGTTAAGGAATCCCTTAATAGAACAAACCAACCAGAATACAAATACGGACAGTGTCAATTACCAACAAAAGATAATCCTATGGGAAATGTCCTCATGTCGGATTTTGGAGACAGACCAGATAGACCATCATCTTGTTATTATCCAACAGTACAAACAAGTGTTAATAACTTAGTAACGGACGGTGTTAAATATGGTCCAGCTCGATCGAGATCTTCAGCACCAGAACATCACAGAAATGCCATGTCTAGACAATTTGTATCTGTTCCAGATGTTGCGTTAACAGCCGACTCTCACTATGAATTCATACATGGTAAGAGGGAACAAACGTGTAGACAAAACCCACGCATGTGTAACCCAGATGCGAGAGGTGCACAACTCGAAGCATTCAGAGGTTTAGATCCAGATGGAGACTCTCGTGTCCATGGAAGTAGAGCACCAGCTAGCTTTTCCCCTTAAAAAATTGTTTTTTTACTTATTAGTAGATACTCGATTTGCTTAAACAAAATCTTTTGTAATAGTAAATGGCGTACCAACTCCAACCAGGATTGAAAATAGTCGAAGACAAAGCTATCCCAAATACATGTGCGACTGAAGAGGTTTTTTTATACCCCCAGCCCAGTACACTAAACTATGGTTCATCGAGACCAAATACCATGTTATACGGAACTGCCCCATACATGGCAGGTAAGGGATCCCCAGCCCAATATATAGAGACAAGCGACATACTTCGTCCACAATCAACGACGAGATTCAATAAAGTTTTAGCAAAGACTTACGAAAAAAATTTACACCCACTTCAACACGTCGAGTGCAAAGTTCCACTCCGAACTCAAAGTTATGAACCTGCGAGTACACGTGCCGATGTACAAAATGGTATGTTCGGTAAAAGGTACATGAATAAAAATGTTAATAAGAAATAAGAATGGCTGACCCATTATCGATTTTTGCGATTGCAGGATTAGTTTATGCAGGTCGTAAACTCAGTAAAAGTTCAGACGAACAATATACTCTTCAAGCTGCTCAAATAGCAGACCAAGTCGATGTTAGACCAGAATCTAATAGAAATTTAACTATAGACGACGATTTTTTGGGACAAACTTCACCCCTTGTAGAATCAGAATACACGTCTAAGACTGAAGTTTCGTCGTTCGGTGATATATCTCAACAAGGTAGATCATCGGGCGGTGAAGTCTTAGAAATGAGAAATAGAATGTATGATGGAGGGATTATGAATAACCTTTCACCAATTGAAAGAACAAATGTAGGTCCAGCTCTCGGCGTTGGTCCAAACGTACCAGCTATTGGTGGACATCACCAACTTTTACGTATTAACCCAGAAAATGTCGGTGCATATAGATTAACAACTTTACCAGGGAGAAGTGGTCCCGCCTTTGACGGTAAAGGTGGTCGAAGAGGTATTGCTGGAGAATTGGGTCATAATAGACCTGAGAAAACTGCGTATCTCCCAGAACGTCTTCCAAATGCGGGTGGTAGAGCACAGGGATTTTCAGGTAGAACAGCGCGAACTGAACACGAAAGAACAAAAAGAACAACAAACAGATCAGAAACTGGTTCTAGAACAGATACACTTTCCACAGCATCGGCAAAAAGAACAGTTTCGGCACTTACTAGAGCCGCTGAACCAACTAGAAACAAAAAGGATGGTAACATGGAAGCTTACCAATACCAAAATAATCCAGCACCAGGTATTCATAAATTCTCTCATGGTTATTTGAATTCTCCAGGTTCTAAAATCGGTGAAAAGCGTGTATATGGGGATGCATACACATCGAGTGAACTTGGTAAATACGGATTTAGACCAGATGATAGAAGAGGTAAAGCGGGGCGTGCAGCTGGTCCGGGTCGTATGAATGTTCGTGCTGATCCACTTAACCAAGGTGGTATGGTAACGAGTGTTCGTTCTGATACGACACGTATAGATGGGCGTGTAAATTCAGCGGACGGTGGATGGACACAACATTACAAAAATAATGATTATCATCAATTTAATGCCTATAAAGGTAATGCTAACCCTAATAGTACCCAGGATAGTTTGGGTGTCGCTAAAAGACAACTTCAAAATAACCCCCTTTCGCATAGCCTTTGTTAAATAAAAATGAAAACATCAAGTTAAACACTCATTAAAATAATACTCCGTTATTTTAATGAAGGTACATACATTAGATATAGACAGCGGAGAACGTGACCCTGTATCTTATCCTAATCCAAGTGATTATATAGTTAATTTAAAAACACCTATTTACAATGTCAGTAAAATATCATTAATATCAGCACGTATTCATAATAGCCAGTATCTCATAAACGATAGAAACAATACATTCACAATTAATAGTTCATCTACTAATCATGATATAACTATACCAAACGGAAACTATAACGGTAAAGATTTAGCTTCAAATGTTGTTGTGAATTCAAATAGCATGTTATCTGGATCTACGTACGATAAAGATACGAATGCTATAACGTTTGAAGGTCCAAACCAGTTTAGTTTTGATTTTTATAACGGTAAAAATGGGTATAAATCAACCGTGAGTGGTAAAACAACACCTCACGATGTATTAGGTTTAACTGCAAGTAATGTATTTTCTACATCTAATTCCCCTTATAAAATGGAAACTGGTAGCGTTAATTTACAAGGTGCAGATGCTATCATAGTAAAATTGAGCAGTGGTTCTGATGATTTTAATAAATCTGTATTTTCAGATTTACCTTTTTACACTGGTCGAATACTTTTGTGTGGCGATGTTATAAATTATTCGGGTGTGGACGACGCTGTAGAACATAATTTTGATTCTGGTAAACATAAAACGATATCGAAGTTACGTGTTCAATTTTATTATAGTAGTAATAATCGTTTAATACCTTATAATTTTAGAAACGCAAATCATATATTAAAACTTGCCGTTACGTGTTCGACTGATAAATTTGTTAATATACCTAGATTATCTAATGAAGAAACCGACGAAGAAATTATATCCGAGACTTTAAAAACACCTATGAATATCCTCGAAAAAGAAGAAGAGGATAGTCATAAATGGGATGCATTTATATCTATATTTTTATTAGTTTCTATGGCAATATTTTTATTACTTATTATAAAAAAACCCCAAAAAGTTACTTCGTAATAGCGAAGACTGGTTGTTGTGGTCTTTGTACCTTAGAAGACACTCTAGAGATCGCCAAGTAGACGAAGATGGACAAGAGAGTGGTGAACAAGGCAGTGAGCGTGTAGTTCATGCCTCCGTTCTTGTTAACTTTGACAACTTGGTTGACGACCCATCTCACCAAATCGACCCACGAAAGGGCGGCGGCAAATGAGAAGCCAGCAACGATAGCGTTGAGGGATTGACCTTCGAGTTCACGGGCGACGAGCATAGCAGTTTCTTGAGCAGACATTTTTTATACTATAAATATAGATTTTATTCTGGGAATAAAGTATCTTCGAATAAAATTTTTTTATACTTTTTAGTGTTTTTTAAATACCCCTTAAGCATTTTAGGTTTACTTTCACCTGAAGATGACGACTCAGTTTCAGATTCAGTTTCAGTTTCAGTTTCGGATTCACTTTCACTTTCATCTGAGCTATCACAAGATATTTTGAAAAACGATGATTCTATGTTAGATCCCTCTGGGTTAGAGGTGTTCATTACTATCTATAGCATTTTTTAACATCTGTTCTGTCGGGTTTTTCGGCACCCATTCTTCCCAACTATCATACGCCATGTTCATTTTAACATATTTGTATTCTCGACCTGAATACCTCGTAAATTCAATATCTTCTTCATCTTCATTTATAATTTCGAGTTCGTCTTCTAAATTGTCACTGTCGTCACTGTCTTCTTCGTATATTTCTGGGAAGTGTGATCCCAATTTCTTACCAACTTCGTGCATAGCACAATACTTTATAGCATATTCCATATCTTCACCTAGAAGCGTGTCTCTTCCACACGCTTTTGCGTACCCTGCTGCAAGTACCATTGCCTTTTCTAAAATTGGTTGTATAACATTTAATGCGGAATCCTGTATTTGTTCCTGCATAAGTAAAGCTGCGTCATTTTCCTGTTGAAGTGACATTTTAATAGAGTAATTTTGCAATACCGTTCTCCACTTGGAGTATATTGTAACTTTGTGCCAAAACTCTAAGTTCTCTTTCAGACTCATTATCCGGCGTTGTTGTAAGTTTGAGTATTTGGTCTTTAATTAAACTGAAATTGACCTGTCCTGTTGGGTACCATCGTTCGGGTTCTAAAGCGAAACTATACGAATAGTACCTTCTACATAGTTGTGTTCTTGTATGGTGTATACCGCTTTGAACCGCGCGTAAATTTACAACTTCACCAGCCGCTCCACTAATAACATCGGTATCGTCTAAGGTCAAAGAAAGTTTTTGTAAATTCTCAAAGTTCGTATATTCGTCAGTGGTACCAAATACTTGAAAAAGGGAATCGTAATCAAAATTAGTAACAAATACAGGTTTAGGGTTCGAAGAATAAAGATCTACCTTTCTAAGTCTTTGAATTATAAAAAAAAGTTCCTTTACGGGGTGTTTAAAATTAAGTCTGTGCGTTGTATTTACTACACTGTTTAGATTTGCATCTTGGGGTATTATATCCTTAACTTCTTGAATTTGTGTGATTGCATAATTTATTTTTTTAGATTTTATCTTATCCTTTTCGTCTTGTACTAACGACACCATTTCGGTCGTTATTTTCATTTCCTTAATGAGACCCCTTGTTTGAAAATAATCACTCAAATAATAAACTTCACTATTTGCAGAGTGGTATCCCCATACACAATCACTAAGTTCTCTAAGTTTAATAACAATTTCAATTTCCTGTTTATCTATTGCGAATATAGGAATGGCAAGTTCGGGATTATTGTAAAAGTAAAAAGGAATATCGACGAAAAATTTCTGGTTCGATGTAGCGACTCCTAAATACCCTGCTATACTTGTATGTTTAACCTTTGTACCCGACAATTCTCCCGGGGGTTTTCCGATAAGTTTAGCAAGGTTTTCCTGTTTTGTATGCGATACGTAATTATCGAAATAAATCGCTAAAAAATCGCTCGGTATTCTTTGAATTGTTTTACCACCGATTAGTATTTCGGCATACTCAATAATAGCGTGTCCTATAGACTCGACGTATCCTATACCTTCTAGACCAGCTACTAAATTTTGTTGTATGCTAGATAATTCAAATTTCAAACTCACGGTTTTAAGAAGATCACCTTGATCTTGTGGTATGGTACACCTTATAGTGTTACCAAATTCCACTTCACCTTCCACGTCTAAATCTGTAAAAAAGGGTGCAAAATTAGTATGTTTTTGAAAATTTTTTACGAAGTATGTGTATTCTGGATCATCCGTAAAAAAGGCGTCCTGTGGACCAGATATTTCTAATTGAACACGACCAGCCATTACTAGTATAACTCACTAAAATTTTAAACCACCAAGTCCGCTCTCTATTCTTAACACGTTATAGTTTACTCCATACACATACACTTTGTGACCAAAACTAGAGTCCGGTGTATCGAGTTCCATTTCTATTAAATTGTGTGCTATTCTACTCATATTAACCTGACCGGTCGGGTAATACGTTTCGGGTTTCATTGAAAAACTATACACACCGAAATTACCGTTTGTTATTCCCGTGTAATATTTCAATGGTTGTTCGTAACACAACATTAAAGTATCTGCGTCGATGATTGTATTATTATTAAATTTCATGGTAACGTGTTTTATTGTTTCGTATTTATGTACATCATCGCTTATTGCTACAAAAAACATTTCCTTTACCGGGTGTTTAAAATTTAACATCCCTGATTTTTTAGATACACCTGGGTTAAACTTAAACTGTGACATTTGAATTTGTGATATAACGTATTCAATTGGTCGAGTTTTTAAGAAACTTTTTTCATTCTCGGTTATGAAAAAGAAATCGGAAACCAGTGATACTTTTTTGATCAACGACGAAACATTTGTGGGTGGATCTGATATCGCATTGTTAGACCTTGTATATGTTACAACAACGTCGTCCAATTTTTTAAATTTTATTTCGACTTGAACTTGTTGTTTGCTTAGTGCACATACAGGTATTGCTAAACTTGGATGCCTTAAAAAGTAAAAGGGTAATAAAATATTATAATCCCAGTCGTATGATACGTTTATATAATTTCCATGTCCGGCTAAGAAGTAAAGGGTTTGTTTTATATCATCTTCGTTACTGTGTATATTGTTATACATGTATATGTAATCTCCGGTCAAACGTTGTATAGTTTGACCACCGATACGTAAATCGGCGTATTCTATTATTTGAGCACCTATAGATTCTCTATAACTTACTATTTTAAGGTCTATTTGACCACCCATACCGGGGTGTACAGAACAGTAATAGTATAAAGTTGAAGGTGTACTCGAACTATATGTTGGTGTAAAAGTAACCGTAGCTGTACCCGGATTCGTAACACCTGTTGTATACTCTCCAAGTACAGGTACGCTAAATCTATAAACTTCACCATTGGACTGACTCAGAGATACTTTACCTGGGTACGTTGTAGTATCAACACTAGTTGGGAAAGCGTCAGTTGTATCGTTATCAGACCAGGTAAAGGGAGATACTTTCAAAAGCTTTATCGTGTGAGTTGACGGTGTAGCTGGTGAAAACCAGTTGTTTGTTGAATTTAACCATAGTTTATAAACGTAATGCGTTGCTGTATCCAAACTTGTGTACCTCTTATAATTGTAAAGAGTACCGACACCGTCAACAGGTGGTAATTCGTCGGGTGGGGCATACTCAAATCTAAACGGGTGTGTTTGGTGACTTGCATTGTTGAAGGTATACGTCGTACCTTCGTAAAGTGTGAGTGTCGCCTGTTGAACACCGTCTATAAAGTATTTACCACCTGATTCTGAAACTGTAAACGTTTTATCTGGTACCGTTGGTCTAGGTAAAGTAAATTTAAGCATCATACTTCTAATAAGATCTCCCTTATTCATGGGTATATTAGACTCAACGGAGGTATCGAAATTGGGGTCACCATTGAACGGTGTTTCTATGGCTTCGATTGAAAATTTTGTGTGTCGTTTAAAATTCATCAGGAAATATGAAAATTCGGGTTCACCAGTAAGCCATTGGTCCTGGATACCAGTGACGGTAAGGTTTAGTTTACCAGCCATTCTTACTTTATGTGAGTAAAATTTTATAAATTAAAACGAGGCATTATGATAGATGAATCTTCAATTGAGAAAGTTCAAACCTGAAAGCATGGCTGATGACAAAGTATGTGTTTTTATAGGTAAACGTAATACCGGTAAATCTACACTCGTTACTGATATTTTGTATCACAAAAAGCATTTACCAGCAGGAATAGTTTTATCTGCTACAGAGGAAGGTAATCATTATTATCAACAATATATACCCGATCTTTTCATATACGGTGATTACGATAGAGAAGCTATCGAACGCGTTATGGATAGACAGAAAAAGCTTGTCGGTGCCGGTAAGTCAAACTGTGGTGCATTTCTTCTTTTAGATGATTGTATGTATGATTCCAAATTTATGAAAGATACATGTATAAGACAATGTTTTATGAACGGTCGTCACTGGAAGATATTTTTCATGTTAACCATGCAATATTGTATGGATCTTCCTCCAGCTCTCAGAGCAAATGTTGATTACGTTTTTATTCTACGCGAAAATATAATTCAAAATCGGGAGAAATTGTATAAATCATTTTTTGGTATTTTTCCAACGTTTGAAATGTTTAATAAAGTCATGGATTCGTGTACAGAAAACTACGAGTGTTTAGTTTTAGATAATACGTCCAAGAGTAATAGAATAGAAGATTGTGTATTTTGGTATAAAGCAACACTTCGTAAGAATTTTAAAGTGGGTGCACCTCAATATTGGCAAACCCATAAAAAAATGTTTAATCCTAGACATGGTAATATGAAATTGGGTGATCGTAATGCAGTTAAAAAAACGACTGCATTAAAAGTTATTAAGAAAAAATGAATAGTTTACGAATTTTATCGAAACAATTATTACAGAAAAAAATTGTTACACCGTTAGTTTATCCAGCGTACAATGAAATTACATCAGGTGGTGAAAGCGATGAAGGATACCGTATATTGGTTGATGTTTGTCACAGTACAAAAACCATATACGTAGATGAAGACATGTGTGACTACGATAAGTTAAACGATTTACCACGAATTATAAAAGCGTTTGGATGTTTATACCCTAAATACAAACTAATCAGTTAATTATTTTAAATTGTTACATTAAATGATAAGTGTTATCATATTAAATTGGAAACGCCCCGATAATATAATAAACGACATATTACCAAAAATTGTTAATTACAAACTAGTTTCAGAAGTTATCATATCTCACGGTAACAGTAAAACATACTTTGAAACTCCAGAACTAAAAATTGTTAAACATTATCGAGATGAAAATAATAACACAAAATTAGGTGTCGCTTTACGATTTTCTAGGTCGTGTGATGCAAAAAACGATTGTGTTTTAATACTTGATGACGACATGTTACCATCAGAAAATTACGTTAACAAAATGTACAAAGAGTATAAAAAGAATCCTAATGTGGTTATAGGTTCACAAAAGAGATACGTTTCCGCAACCAAAGGGTATTCAAATAAAAAGTTTTTAATGAACGATCAACAAATTGTATTAACTCAAATTTTAATGACAAACAAATCGATATGTAAAGATTTCATGAACGAAAAATATAAGATGAATGACTTCGCTTTGAAAGCTAAACCAGTATGGAACGGTGAAGATATATTATTAAATTTAATTTACATTAAAAATTATAATAAAACCCCAATTTATTTGAAACCAACCAACGATGATGTAAAGAAATTAAAAACCAATAACGCTATAAGCAGTGATACAGGACATTATAAATATAGAAGAGAGTTTTCTAAAGCTGCTTTAGAAAGATATGGTATTAATACTAATTATAATTATATAAAATTATTAGTTTTACTAATTTTAATATTTTTATTGATAGTTTACATAATCAGGTAGGTAAATAATCAGGCTAACGCGTAAACGTAAAAAATCAAAAAACTTTGCACATATAAATGTCAACTGACGTGAGTACTTTAAACCTTTCAGAGAATAGTGATGGTATGGTAGCATTAAATAATAACATGTCTACAAATTTCATAGAAAAAGGGCAACAACCTATTATAGAACCGCCGAATATTGTATCTGAAAAAAATATTGATTTTAAACAAAGTACTATGGACTCTACTCCAATTCAAGATGTTATGCAACCAGAATCGCCACTCGAACCACCAATGATGGCAGTTGATCCACGAATGACACAGGCACAAGCACAATCACCAATGATGGGTCTTCAACAACCAACCGAACCTAGACAAAAAAATTCTAGTCAAAATCCATTCAATTTAACTGATGACCAGTTTCAAGCTCTCGTGGTCGCTGTTTGTACTGCGATAGCGATTAGTAAGCCAGTTCAAGAAAAACTCGCAAATTTCGTACCACAATTTCTTAACGACCAAGGGAACCGAAGTGCCGTTGGTTTGGGTTCGACTGGTGCAGTCGCCGCCATAGCATTCTTTTTGTATAAAAGATACGCTTAATTCGAATTAAAGTGGGAATACATTTTATCACCACCAAACAATAAATAAGAAATTATAAACCCAATGGTTAATCCCAATGCTCGAAGTCCAATAACAGTCACTGTACTCCGTGTATTTTTACCGAACCTAACAAAATCTTCTTTTATATTGTCGTTCGTTTCTGTAATTAAGAGTGTAAAAACTAAACTTATTATAGTCGATATCAAAAGGAAAGGCATATCAAGGGAAAGACGTCCCCATACTTTACCACCTCTTGGCATCATACCCAAAACATTAGGTATAATAAGCAATAAAAAGATCACATTAGACCAATATTCACTCGCGAGTAGTGGTACACTCGATAAAGATAAAATTCCATTCCATAATAAAATAGCTTTTGCTAAATCAACTTTTGTCGCTGACATTATTACATTTACCTTAGATTATTTATCCTGGACGTGTTTACCACAAAATTTAGTTTTGTTTGGTATTTCTTTATAGATTCCGAGTTGGACGCACATATCTCTCAATTTTTTGAAATTTGTCCAATAATCTTTACTATGTGAATACTCATCGACCGTTGAGTGTGCGAGTTCGTGTATTAATACGTGAAATATTTCGTTCGTATCACCGTCTAAGCATAAACCAATTTCATTACCTTTATTCGTGTTATACCCTATGTGTCCATTTGTCCTGTGATACATTGTTAATGGTATTTCGTGACTTAAAACTTTAAACTCACTGTACCCAGTTGTTTGTATATGTTCCCTGAGAATTCTATATTTTTCCCGTATTTCTTTTACCTTTTCGGTTTGTTTCATATTCATGTATATATACACGTTTATGATAAGTAGAAGTATAGCGAGTATCATCTTACCATAAACATACATAAAAATTGAAAGCGAAAAAAAAGTAGAAATGATACGTAAATTTATTGATTTTTTAACGAAACCCGAACCACGACCCGTTCTGGGACGGTGGGCGGTAAAATCG